CCGTAGATGGTGTGGCTATGTTGTAGGAATAAACACCCGTCGTGGTTGCGTCAAGGGCCACAAACAAAAGGGTGCCATCGGTGGCTATGTCATGTACTGCCGTTGTTCCTGCAGGCATAGCAAGTGCTGTCCAGTTGCCGCTGACTGTCGTGGTATAGGAGACACCGGCTCCGTCAATAACAAACAGTTTGCCGTTAACAGCCAGAATCTTGCCGACAGTGGTTGTGGGGGCCGATGTGCCCACGTTTTTAACTGTGTCGTTTAGTAAGGAGATTTGGCCGCGGGTCCATGGGTCCAGGCCCTTGCTCGAAAAGAACCTGTACGGTTCAGAGTCGTCACGGTCACCGTACTTTTGGCCAGCACCCTGATGCCAGGACACGCCAGAACGCCGCCACAAACCACCAGGATTGATCGCTGCTTCACCTGGAATTACTGACTGGTCTACTGAGTCGCGGATGCGTGGCTCATGTGCGGACATGAATTTGTTGGATTGCATGTCCAGCATGTATGGCCGACCATTCAGACCGATAGGGAAAATGTCTGGCACCAGCGTCGTGGATGCAACACCGGTGTAGAACGAGTATCCCCCCACAAATGGGAAGGTGAACGTGGTGAGTGAGGTCACCTTAGTCCCTGCTTAGGAATACTGGATAAAGCCGCGCCAAACGTGCGGCCTCCGCCTGTACGCGGTCCCGTCTAAGACGCAGGAGGTTGGTAACGCTGTTGGCGATAGCCCCGGCCTGCACCTCGTCTGAACGTCGTGTATCTCCCTGTGAATCGATAAAGTTACGTCGGATTTCCCTGGGGGCCATAAGCCGTATCTGTGCGCCCACAACCAAAATGTCTTCGGCTTCTGCGGAGATACCAGCCACAACTTGCAGGTTGTCCGCTTCTGTTGTAACGGAACCATAAGGCGCCTTGTATGTGACACGGATGTCGCCGCTGCGGCATTGTTGGTTGAATTTAAGTCCATACCCAGAAGGGAAGTCGACGGTTGGCAAATCTCGAACCAGTTGCACTTTGCGGATAATCGGATGATCTGATGACGTATAACGCAACCGCGCTTCTACAAGGTCAATAATTCCGTCAAAGATAGGCAGGTTGATAATGCTGTCATAACCATTGTATTCAAGGTCAATTGTTTTGATTCTGAACAATCCGTTCATAGGACTAGACAGGTCAACTAGTTCGTTATTAACCGCTTCAAGGATTTGGCTTCGGGGAAAACGTGGAGATATCGTGATTATTGCGCCCGCAGTATGTGTTGCTGGCGTAGTCCCGGCGAAGCCGCGCTCTATGGTGAGCGTCTTACTGCTGACCGCCGCCTCCCACACGTAAAACAGTTCAGAGTCAATCTCGAACACGGTGCCGGACCGCAAGCCACCAAGGTCGTATGTTGTGCCCAGGGTGGTGGCAGACGCACTAATGGTAGCGCTAAGTTTGTTGCGCTCTTCGACAGCGCCGGACTGCAGTTGGCGTTGTGCCCTGTTGATTATCGTGGCGGCTGTAGACATTCATATCCTCGGGTTGGCGACTTCCCCTAGATATTAGCAATAGCCTCGGCGTAGAAAGCCAAATTGGATTTGAGTCTATCATTATTAGGGTCTAAGGCCAAGGCCTCTGCTCCGTAGCGGGCTGCTTCACGGTATGCGCCAAGATGATGGCAGGCTATTGCAGCAAGATCGTAGGGCAGTGCGCCCCAGGCAAATGCTTCACAAAGATATTCAAGCGGTTTTTCTTGTATTTGTAAAGCGGCAACCGCAGCGTTATAGCAACCAAACCAGTCACTAATATCATGGCAGTGCTGGGCCAGGTCAACCCATGCTTCCCGTCTGTGTGACTCTTCCATGATCGCTTTGCGCAGAAACTCCATCTGTCTAGATGGATCACACTTGGCCATGAACCTGTAGGCCGCTGAGCGCTCTGGTCCCCATGTCGCTGTTGGTAGTTGAAGATAGCGTTCGAACTGCTGTATGGCTTTTTCGTGATTACCCATGTAGAACAGTTCTCGTGCCCAATAGAAGGCGATGCGGTCATCGTGAGGAGACTCAATTACTGCGGTGCTAAGTAGGTCGGCATACTGCGAGCGGCTCTTTGCGTGGTCAGGAAAGTGGTGTATCTCTAGGTCGCACCACCCATGTTTTTCGATGCCTGTTGGCACCAGGGTTTCGTGGACGGGATGTTTCCAGCGGTAACCGTGGCGGGTATGGATCTTGTCCCCGCCGTATTGTAGGTCGGGCTGGCCATTTTCTTTCCAGGACCAGGTGTACTTGTAGCGGGGGCGCGTTACTTCTTCGTCGTGCATTTTCTCTAGGTGGTCTCGCCAACCAGGGACTAGTACTTCGTCCATGTCCAGGGCCACACAGTAGTCAATGTCTGCGGGCAAAAGGGCTAGCGCGGTATTGCGGGCGTCGTCAAAGCGCCATGGATTTATGTTGCAATCGTAAACAACTATGTTTTTGTCATCGGCTAAATCTTGTGTGCCATCTGTGGAGCCGGTATCCAAGATCAAACGATAGTCTGCGTCTCGGCATGAGTCGGCCCAGCGGCTGACAAATTGCGCCTCGTTTTTGGCGATTGTGTAAACGGCTACCTTCATGGGGTGTCAAGTTTACAGGGGAATTGTAATAATGAAACGAATGTAGTCGTTTGTTGTCCAAGTGCCAGGGATAGTAGATGAGCAGTTCGTGTTAGTCATGTAGGTTCCACCCACATTGTTTGCACGAACATTCAAAACGGTGCCAGCAACGCTTGTGCGAACCGTAACTGCATAGATTGTGCCACCCGCTGAAACAATGCCGCTTGTGGCAACAATGTTTGTTGAGGTCCAGCCTGAAGGTAGGTCAATTTGGATGTCGCCTGATACGGCAGATGTAGAACCAAACAGCAAGTTGGCTCGCACAAACCCAACATCACCGATTTGGGCATACTCTGTTGCCCAGGTTGTTGCGTTACCTTTGCTGATGTTTGTTAAACCCGCGGTGTAAGAAGTCCAAGATAAAGATGCTGCAGGTCCCGTAGGTCCAGTAGGGCCTGTCGGACCCGTTGCTCCAGTCGCACCCGTAGGTCCCGTAGGTCCTGTTGCACCAGTTGCACCCGTAGGTCCCGTTGGACCAGTAGCCCCAATGGAAGTAAACAGTTCCCAGTTTGCGCTGGGTGGTTGGCTGCCCGCAACGCTAGAGACAACACAGATGTAGGTTGAGCCAGCAAAACTGACAACATCATTCAGATAGTAAGTTGTGCCGTTATCGTAAGTTGACTGCCACACAAAGCCAGGTCCCGTTGGGCCCGTGGGACCCGTTGCGCCTGTTGAACCTGTCGGGCCAGTTGGACCAGTAGCCCCGGTTGGACCTGTCGGGCCTATGGCTCCCGTTGCGCCAGTTGCTCCAGTAGGTCCAGTTGGTCCTGTAGGTCCAGTCGCGCCTGTTGCTCCCGTCGCGCCTGTTGGACCAGTAGGTCCCGTAACTGTTGAATCTGCTCCTGTTGCTCCGGTCGGACCTGTTGGGCCAGTTGGACCAGTCGCCCCAGTCGGGCCCGTTGGGCCCTGTGTGCCAGTCGCTCCAGTAGGACCAGTTGGTCCAGTTGGTCCTGTAGCACCTGCATCTCCTGTGGCTCCAGTGGGGCCTGTCGGGCCAGCCGATCCTGTAGCCCCTGTTGGTCCAGTTGGCCCAACTCCGCCAGTTGCACCCGTAGGGCCCGTAGCACCTGTTGGTCCTGTCGGTCCTGTGGGTCCTGCATTACCCACACTGCCCGTCGCGCCTGTCGGACCTGTTGGACCCGTTGCTCCTGTTGCACCCGTGCCTCCTGTCGCACCTGTAGGACCCGTCGGCCCTGTTGCTCCTACGCTACCTGTCGGCCCCGTCGGACCCAACGCACCAGTATCGCCAGTAGGGCCAGTGGGGCCAGCACTACCTGTAGCGCCAGTAGGGCCGGTAGGACCAGTAGCCCCAGTAGAACCCGCTGCTCCAGTAGGACCCGTAGGACCTGTCGCGCCCGTCGCTCCGGTTGCCCCTTGCGGTCCAGTTTGATCTGTGCTGACGATTGTGACGACAGTTCCAGTACCCAGTCCAACAGACTCTTCGACGCGTGAAACGGTATAGGTTTGGTCTGTTTGGGTGACATCAATACCCGCCGTCGTGGTGGTAATCGTTACGTCTGTAGAAGCCATTACAGCCTCGTAACGTCAGCGCGAACCTCAACGGTGCCAGCAAGAATTGTAGAAATAACTCCTGATGCGTTTTCTTGTAAATCCCACTGATAGTAACCAGGGCCAAGAAGTGCGGAGTCTGCGGCGGCCAATGTGCATCGAAGCGTCCCGCTGGCGCCGCTAATAATGGCGCAGGAAAAAGTGGCCGAGATGGTGGTGGCATCCGCGTTGGATCGAATCTGGGCAGCGTAGGTACGACCCGTAATGTTTACGGGTGTTGTGCCATCTGTGGTTACTGTGACATTTACTGTCTCGGTGTCTCCACGCGTGATGGTTAAGTTCTGCGTTGCCGGTACTGCCACTACTTCTTCTTGCCTCTACCTGGTTCCCAACGCGCCTCGTCTGCTCGTTTGCTTACCTGGGTGTAAACGTTGTTAAGAACCTTGCGTGAGAACTGCATAACGCCTGGTTTGTTCCAGTAGTCACTTTCAGATATCACATCAAGTTGGCTACGCACCCAGTTTGCACGGGTGTTTTGCACAATGTCTTTACGACGTCCCTGGTATGGGGAACGAAGACGCTTTTCTAGTTGGACTTTCCATGAGCCACCTTCGGGCATTGGAAGTTTTTTTGCACCCATCTTCGGGGCGGGTTTAGCAGTCTTTGATGCTGCTTGCTTACGGGGTGCTGGTTTTTTTGCTGGCATTACTTTTTTCTTGCGTTTCTGTTTTCTTTATCCCACTGGTTTGCCATTTCTCGAAGCGTACTCAATGCACGACGACGAGCGTTATGTTGATTAGCCCATTTGTCGGTGTCCATAATGCCTTCTATATTCCAGTCAATCCAGGTTTTTCGTTGCATAGAGAGATACCGATTTTTTTCATCTGCAAGCAACTTTTTGATTTGCCGTTCCATCACACCAGGGACAGGAAGTTTGGCCGGGCGTGTTGCTTTAGGGGCAACTTGTTTACGAAGGACGGCTTTCTTAGGAGGCATTATTTCATTTTTTTTACTTGGTTTTGCCATTACTTCACTTCTTTCTTTTAGCGGCCATTTTCTTTTTGGCCATCTTTTTCTTTGCCATTTCCGCAGCCTTCATACCGGCTTTGGTGTATGGGAACTCTTTTTTACCAACCATTGGCATAACTATCTCCTGACTCTTGGTGTCACCACTTTACCTTATCAGCCCAGTATGCAGCGCTCATTTTCCCTTTAGCGATGTTTTTTGCGTGGCGAGCCTTGAAGGAACGCTGGCGAGCGCTTGGCTGGCGGTCTCCTGTGACCCCTTGCTGGCCAAACCGAATCGTCTTAACTTGGCTGCCCTCTTTAGCCACAACAATGTGGGATTTCTTCGGGTGATCTGGGGTGCGCTTGGGTTTGTTGAAACCGCTTACGCCAGCCCTGGCCAGTCGTGGGTCCTTCTTGTTCACCTATACCTCGCAGTTTTCTTAGCAATCTTGGGGGGTTGCTTTACAAATTGTTTACCAGCGGCAATGCCTTTACGCTTGGCCCTGGTCGTTGCAGCATACTCGGCAGAGGTTAAGGACTCCCTAGCCTTCTTAGGCAGGTAACGCTCGCCGGTGGCTTTACTACCTTGGGTGCTGGGCTTGCCAGATTTTGTGCCCCAGTCTTCCTTGGTCCATTTGGACAGTGATTTCTGTTTAGCGGTTTTACTACCTGAGTAGCCACCGCCAGCCTTCTCGTATGCCTGGGCAAGAAGTTGGGCTTTACGGGCAGACCACTGACCAGGCCGCCCACCTTTTGAGCCTTGCATTATTTGGTTTTTGATTCTCTCTCTTAAACCTGGTTTTGTGTAAGCCATTTCAAACCCCTAGATAACCTGCATCTCGAAGAGTATCACGAACCACAATCGGGACCATTGCCATCTCGTTCTTGGCCAGGCGAATTTTGTGCCGCCCAATATCGGCCTCCACCTTACGATTAACCGTAATCTGGACCAATGCTTGATCCGCCTGAACCCAGTCCAGTTCGGTAAGTTCACCGCTTGCTTTACAGGTTCTAACAAGTTTTTGAGACGCTTTATTCCAGGTAAACGCAGAAACTTTTGGGACCATTTCCAAAGCGGTTGCTCGGCGCTGCTCCCTCTCCTCGAACTGTTCGAGCATGGCATTCTTAATGTCTTCAATAGACGATTCATACCAGTTGCCAACATTCCACGTTTTCGCGTGAATGGCTGGTTTTTCTTCTGCTGGGATGAGGCTGCTTGCTAAATGTCCAAACTCTTTATGGCCGGTCATATCGGAGATGATCGTTGGTATGCCCATGGCAATGGTCTGTAACGGCATGAGCCCAAATCCCTCGCCTCGGGAAGCGGCAACAAAACAGTCGGCTGACGCATACAGGTCATACTCCTGCTGCAGGGTTAGCCAATTTTCAACAATTGTTATTTGAGAACTTTTAATGATTGGCGCTTCACCTCGAATCTCTGGTGTGGTCTTTAACACCAACTCCGTGTTGGGCAACCCTAACTGTTCAAACGCTGCAACAACCAGGTCCAAGCCCTTACGCTGCCAAGAAGAACCACCGGCTACGAAACGAAATACTTTGTTCTCGGGAACCTCGCAAGGTTTCCAGAAATCAGTGTCCACACCTAGCGGGCAAACCTTCACATTGTCGTGGTATTTGTTAAACAGTTGCTTGTTATGTTCACACGGAACAATCACCTGGTCAAATTGAGACAAATGCTCATAAAACATTGCAGGCAACTCGCTGGTTTCCCACATTGTAAAAACGGAACGGCGCTGCCCCCGATACCAACCCTTTACCATGTTTGGCTGAAGACAAAACACTGCCGCTTCGGCTGCTGGGTTTAGTCTGACGCCATCAGGTAAATGGCGCTGTAGGGAAACGTTCATATTGCCGTACCCGTAGAAAGAGTGTTCTGGACCACAAATCCAGATGTTTTTTAGACTATCCCTGTTTCGACTTGCCACGACTCCTTGGCTTTCTTTTCTATGTTGGCGCAACCGTCAATCTGTTTTGGTTGCAGACCGTCAGCCCTTAAACGTTTATAGGCTGGCATGTCTTTCTGCCAACGGGATTCGGTGGCGTTGATTTCGGCAGCGCGTTTACCGCCAGTAGTTGTTCGATTAGGTCCGGTACGCACATGCGCTATTCGGCAACCAAAACACCCCTCAACATCCAGATTGGGGTGAGTCTCCCTGTGTTTCACGTTATGTAATCCTCGTATCCGGCTTCGATTAAGTCATCCGCTTCTGCCTGTGTTATTTCTGTTGTGTGGCCACCATAATAGGTGATTGCCACATCCAATAGGGACGGAGGTTGGTTTTCTGTAAACACCCCAGTCTTTAGTTTGTAAATGTTTCGACCCCTGGGGTTTAAAGGCATTCTAGAAAAAAGCCATTCGGCTTGGTAATCGTCTGAGGAACCAAACGACACAAAATCATCCGTGGGTGGAGTAAAGAACGGCATGTGTTCAGAATAGCAAAAGGCCCCCCGCCGAAGCAGGGGGCCCGTGCTGTGATACTCGTTAATTACGAGTTGGTGCCGATGCTCGAAGATGATTCGATGCGGCGGAGGCTCGCCTCACGGAAGCGGCCATAGCCACCAAGCCAGTACCAACCGAGTGGCTGGAGACGCATCAAGATGTCGGTCACGTTGCCGCGAACGATCTTTGGCGTTGAGCCATTTCCATCGGTGGTGCTGTATGCCTTAGCAAGTGCCTGACGACCCATCACGTGTGTGCAGTACACATCAACAGTGCCGGTTGAGCCGGAGCCGTCAGATGCGTTGGTGAACACCTTTGCGCGTGGGGTTTCAATGAAACGAACCGACTCAAATTGGCCGATTTCGCCGTTGTACAGGTTTGCGGTGTCAACATAGGTGTGTGGGTCGCGCCAGTTGGCTGCGCCGTTTGCTCCACGGAAGTCGTAGGAAACGTCTGGGTGGATGTAACCCATGTATGCACCATTGAAGGTTGCGACGTTTGCGCCACGCAACTGTGCCACAACCTTGCGGACGTCATCTGCAGAGATGATGTCTTCGGCTGCAACTGTGGTACGGCTTGACGGGGTGGTTGCTCCGCCCGAGCCATATACGACGTTGGTGCCACCGGCAAGAACTTCGCGGACAATCTGGTCAATTGAATCGCCAGCGTTGTAACCAACGATGTTTGCTGCGGTTGTGTCAACGTTAAGGAACGAGGTGCCACGCAACTTAGCGGTGGTGACAACTGCGTTACCGTACTCAGCGAGGGTAACCGTGACCTGGCTGTCGCTCAATGCAACAGGGGTAACGTCGGTTACTTCGTTGAGGGTGCTGGTTGCTGCAGAAAGGTCCGCGAAAATCGTGAACGTAACTGCCGAACCTGGCATTGACTGGGCGGTTGGCTGCACATCTGCAGCCTGGTCAAACAGAAGTTCTGAACGCAATGCGAAGTACGCAATACGGTCAAACGCGGTCTGGTCAACGGAAAGGGAGGAGGTTGTGGTTTCTCCGGCCATGGGTTTTCCTGCTTTCTTTTAAAGGTTTAAAGTTCTGACGCTTGTGCTGCCTCTAAGAGAATCTGTTCCACTTCTGCCTGTGTCCGCGCTTGATTGATCCGAGTGATGAAGTCCACTGGTGGTTCGGAAATGTTGCTCCCCGCTGCGACCTGTTGGGTTCGCTTCCACGCGGCTGCTTCATCTGCCGATGTATCAGGTGGTGCCTGCATCAAACCTGCCTCTAGCGCGGCCTGACGAATTGCATCTGGTTCAAGATCACCGTCGTAACCCTTAACGAAATACTTTGCAATTGGGGTATCCATTGGGATTCCTGACTTTGCAAAAGCAAGTTCGCGTTTGGCTATTGCGGCTTCCGCTCGCTCCTTACGGAGTTCTGCGACTTCCTGTTCCAACTGCTTGATGTGCTTTCTAAGAGGGTTTCTACCCTCTGTCGTCTGCTCATCATCGAAATAGTCTTCAGACTCACTCATATGGCTTCACACTCCTTTGCCCACAACCCAGGCGGAGGTTCCTCGGTTGGCTGCATTTGGTTTGATATGTACACCCCTATTACGTCACACCTGCGGGGGATTCGGTGTAAGTTCCTTCCGTTACGGAATCGGGTTTATTCTTACCGATGAATACTTATTCTGTCAAGCGTTTGTTAATCCAGTGACAACTCCACCTTGGCTGGTAGCAAATGATCCACCACCCATGCCTTCGGCTGCTCGTTCGGCGGCGCGCTTCCTAACTCGCTGTGCTGCCGCGGCGTTCGTGCCAAGTACTGCGCCAATTTGTTCTTCAACACCAATTTGTTGTTCGGTGGCTGACAACGGGGCAAAGAGTTGCTGTGCTTCTGAAATGCCAGCAAAACCTCGTCGTGCTTCTTCTGCGGTGATGTTTTCGCGCGCAAGCGATTCGGCCATGCCGGTTGTGAGTTGCATACCGGCCTGGCGTTGAGCCTCGGCGCCGATTTGTGCTGCCCGTGACCTTTGTAAAAGAATTGGGGTTGTCTTGTCAGGGTCCAAGAAATAGGCCGCAAGGTCCCCCTCTGTGACGCCGTACAGTTCTTTCATCTGGCGGATTACTTCAGGATTTGACTGTGCTACCGCTTGGTAACCCTGCTGTACGCGGTCCAAGATTTCTGCTGGAGAAACGTCGCCCCCAATAAACTTTGAGAAGTCATCATAACTGTCGTAAAAGCCAGCGGGCAATCCCGACCCCTGCATGGCTCGTTTGTAATCTCGTTCCAATTGCAGATACTCGCTGATTGAGTACATTGGTTTGCCTTGGGCTTGCAAGGTAAGGTTTCCGGCAAAACGCTTCTTATAAGCGTCTGTGTCACGGATAGCAAAGGCGATCTGATCCACATTGCTTGGGTCAGCAATCTTCTGTTGCTTCCACGCAGAAACAACTTCGGTGATTAGGGCAGTGTCGTCAATGCCGTAGTACTGCAGCCAGGAGAGAATAATTTCATCGGCTGTTTCAGCGTTGTTGTTTGGAGTTGCCATTATCTCAACCTACCAAAAGCCATAGCCAAACTTTGACCCAAGGCTCGGGCTTCGTTCTTGGCATTCATTGTTTTGTTCCAGTTGTATCTATTGTCGGTCCTGAGAAGTGTTGACCACTCCCCGGCGGTCATCATCCTCTGGTTGCCTGCCTCACCAAACGCATAGGCTTTCTCAAAGTCGCTGGCTCCCATGTCGATGGTGCTGTCGTCAACTTCAAGCACTTGTGCTGCTTGCGCGCGATAGTTTGCTGCAATGTCCTCAAGTGTCTGACCCTTGTCTAACACTGAGGCCAGATGAGAATACTTGGTTTTAGCAAGTTCTCGTTGGGCGGCAGAAATCTCGTCGGCTGTTATTTGGCCCATTAAAGCACGGTCAATTTGACGGGTCGGAACTTTTGAGAAGTAGGCTTTACCTATCATCTCATACTGCTTGTAAACAGTGCTGTTGCGAATAAACGCGGCTGCTTCTGGGTTTGCATAGCCACCCTGTTCGTTGCGCTTTAGAACCTCTTTGTACACCGCTCGTTGCAGGTCTTCACCATCGTAGCCGTAGTTGACAATCTCCCCAATTAGTTTACCCAGGTTTCTGGGGTTCATTCTATTTACGGCTTGCCCGCCAATTGTGTTGATGATCTGTTGGCGAATCTTCTTGTCTTCAATTTCCTTAAAGAAAGACGACCCCGCGATTGCCGCTTGAAAGCGCTGCAGCCCCGTGTCCGACTCGTACCACTTCTGCTCAATGGCGCGTTGAAGGATATCAAAGGTGTCTTTGTACTTTTCCCGATTGATGTCAGTCAACAGCCAGGCATAATCACCGAACTCTCGAATAACAATATTTTCCCACGGCGCTGCCATATCAGCCTCCCTTAATTAATGATTCCATGATGCGTGCCAAATTGTTAAAACCAACTGCTTGGGCCTCGCTGCCATACTGTTCTTGAATCTGTGCCTGCGCGGCTACGTCTGCCGCTGGCGCTGCTTCGCTGCCGCCGGTCTGGGCTGATCTTTCGGACCCTTGGTAAGCCTGAATAAACCGCTGCACATCCTCGTCTGATGCCGTGCGGCCAAGCACCTGTTGACTGACTGAACGCATAATTTGTTCCAAGTCTTTTGCTGAGGTGTATTGAATGGCGCGCCTGCCGGTTGTGCCCACTTTTCTGGCACCTGGATACCTTTGGTTTAGGAGCGATAAGGCGACATCAGCGGTGCGACCCATGGTGTTGGCGATCAAAAGGAACTGTTGTACGGCATTCATGTCTGCGTCCGAAGAGCCCATCCTGCTTGGTTCGCCGTATGAGTAGAGTCCAAGGTTGTAAAGGTTGGAGAGGAAAGCGTCTCTTTGGGGGCCGTCTGTAAAACTTGAAATCACTGGCCAGACGTCGCCGGTAGATATGTCTACGTCGTATGGCTCTCTAGCAATGCGGCCTTGGTAATCAACCAAAAGAGGCCCCACATAGGCGGCGTTGTACACCCAGTCTTCTGAACCTGTTGCTGTGTAACCTTTGTCGTAGACAGTTTTGTCTGTGGACCCAAAATAATGAGTTTCGTATCCGGTTTCATTGCCGAGTTTGATCTTGGGTAGGCTTACCGTTCTGGCAGGAAATTCAAAGTCCGAATCAAGGCCGTACTGGCCAAAAGACGAGTCTTGACTACCACCTGAGCCTGGCGGTGGTGGGGTGTCCGAAAAGCCGCTGCTGGGAACGGTTGTGGGTGGAACGGTTGTGCCTGTTGCGGGTGGTTGTCCACTTTGTTGAAAAAAGTTATTTGTTATTACCATTAGTCTTCTACCTCCGCTGCAAGTTCACGGTCAAAAATTCTTCCGAACTCAGGTACTTTACCAGCAATCTCCATGCCCTTGCCCAGAAGCCATGAGCGCGTGACCGCTGCGCCCTTGGCTTCTTTGAGAGTGTTGCTTGTTCCCGCATAGCCAGCATCCTTTAATGACTGCAGTGCCGCATCTCTATAATCAAGATATTCTTTGATTGCCTTGGCAATGTCGGTGTTTACTACGTCCTTGTCTGTTACGGCAATTCGCAGTTTGTCAACAAACCTGTCAAACTCCCCAACAGGAAATATTGATACCTTGGGAAAACCCGGGTATTCCTCGTTGAGCCTGACACGGTAATCCCTAAGCCATTCACGTTGCTCGTCGGTTGGATATGGGCCGATAATCTTTGAGGCTGCACGATACTTTGCAGAGCCAATCTTGTATTGTGCGGACTCAATGAGTTCGGCTGGGGACAACTTTTGAAAACCGCCCAAGTCCAGCATTCTGTTCCAGGCAACAAATGAGAAGTCGTCACCACCAGGAGCGAAGTATGCATAAACTAGCGGGTTTCTTTCCACAAAGCCACTGTTGCTTTTTTCCCAGTTGACAAACTCCTGCGTTGGCTCTAAACCACCTACTGTTGCTTTAGATTTTCCGGCGATATACAAGAACACATCTTCGCCAAAAGTAGTAATAAACTCTTCTACGGCGGTGTCGTAATTTTCTTCTTGCATTCTGTAAAACTCTTTAGACAGGTATGCAGCGTAAACATCGCCGTTTTTGGTTTCCGCCTTAAACGCAAGCGTTCCAGATGTGGGTCCAAGAAACTGCGAAACTGCGCGCATAAACATTAAACCGCGAGCCTTGTCGCGTGCATCGTCAAGCAGTTTGCGTTGTTCTTCGGCATCAGAAAGGTCGTACTCGCCAGTGGAAACAAGGGACCTAACAGTTTCCATCCAAGTATTAGCAAACATTGTGTCGGTTTTTGTCCTGTCTCCCGCAAGTGCCTGTGCCGCTTTTTTAAGCCAACCCGGAACAAAAGCATCAGAAATTCCTTTATCAGTCCCGTACGGCAAGAACGTTTCTATAAGACCATCGGCCCATTTGGGTGAGCCCAAATACTTGTACAGGCTGCCTGCACCAATTTGGATCATCGGACCCATACCAGGAACTAAAGAGTAACCAACAGACAACTGCTTGACTGGCGCAATCAACGGTGTGCTAGTACCACCAAAGAAAGGCAGTTTTGCAAACTCTTGGGAGAACGGGAACATAAAGTGCGCTGTGCCCGTAATGTAATCCTTGAAGATAAACCCTTGTCCAGTGTTCATTGGGTCGGCTTCTGCTGCTGCGTTGTACGAACGCTGGGCACGAAGCGCTCTCATTGGGTTCTGGACCATAAGGCCGATGTAGTCCCCCATGATGTTTGCCCACGCAGAACCAAATGGTGCAATGACCCTCATGGCATCAGCAAAGTTGCTTTTTTCCGCAGCGTCAAAAAACTTATTCTTGACATCCATTGTTGCCATGTATCCGGCGTATTCGTCAAGTTCGTCAATGGTTCCAGTGCCAACTGTTGAGGTTGCTTTTGCGGCATTTAGTTGTTCTTGGAGGCTGCGATAATTAGAGGTGGCCAAAGTTTGTTCTTGCAGTAAATCTTGCTGGCGCTGCAAAAGGTCTTGCGCTGCTTGATTATTGGGCAATGTTGGCAACTGGCCTGGCGCGGTTGGTTGAGCGCTTGCTAGTTGGTTTAATTGTTGGTTTACGTCCTGTAGTTCATCTCGAAGATCATCAAGGCGTTGGTTTGCCGTAGCGACCTGATCTGTAAGGTTCACAACATTTTGGTCAACGGCATCAGCGGCACCTGTGGTTCCTCGTTTTAAGAAACCGCCTTCTTCACCAAATACGGCTGCTTGGATTTGTTTCCAGCGCTCACTACCAAAAGAAAACTCTTTAGAACCAATGGAGAAATTGATTCTTGAAATACCACCACCGCCGACATACTGCGCGGGTGTGATGCCTTCCTCCGCGGCCAGTCTCTCAATGTCGTTAACAAGTTTTCTGGCTTCCTCTGGAGAAAGAAGGTCAATGTTTTCCGCAACATGCTTGTAGTAGAACTGTCTCCAGAAAGGGTCTTTTTCGAAGCGACGCATAAACTGTTTACCAACAATTTGTGTAAACCATTTTTCTGACATTTTTTTAAAAAAGTTAAGTTCGTTAGCGTCTGCCGGTCTGCGTTCAAAGAAAACTTCTTGTTGCGGCAGGCGGCCATTGTCGCCAGCATCGTTAATCAAGGCTTTAAACTCTTCTCCAGCACGGAGATTAAGGCTTTCATCAAACAGTTGTTGTGGAGAAACTTCTTGAACATCAACGACAAGTTTTCCGTTTACAACGTTGGAATTAACAACCTGAAAAAGTTGGTCCCCGTTTGCTCCCGGATACGTAATGACGCTGCCTACGCCCATGTCGTCTGGGCGGCCATACGAACCTGGGCCTTCAACAACTTCATACTTAATGCCAGAAACATCAGTAGCAACATGGTTAGTTACGTCATCTATTTCGAGTTGGCTTACACCGCCTCTTGGGGCTCTGTTATTTAGGAAGGCAAAGCGAAGACTTTCATTTCCATCATCCATTAAGTAGCCAACACGCTGCCTAAAGTTGCCGTCAATAAGGGCGGCTAAGTAGTCGCGGCGACGCGCAGCATCATCTTCCCAACCCGAGACAAATGACTGGAATGTTCTTTTACCATTTGGTGAAGCAACCCAAAATCCGCGCTTATTGTTTTCAATCAAATTACGTAACGCTGCTGCGCCTTCTGAAGTATTTTCAAGAATGTCAATAATTTCGTTGGTTTGTTTTCCTTCGATAATCAGGCGAAGCACAAGGTCTTGGCGGCCACGACCCATCTGGTCTGCTATTGCCTGTGTGTGAAGCGGCCTGTCATAGGTGCGATCAACAACCTTGACCTTGCCGGTTCTAACAACGTCATCAAGGGATTCTTCTGGGGCCCACATGTGCCTACCGGCAGCAGAAGCCTGCGTATTCATATAGAAGCGCATTGCCCCTTCAAGGTCTTCGTCTGCAAGTTCAGCAAGTTTTTTGTAGTCGAATGCTTGGCCCTTAATATTGAAACGCCCTCGGGCACTACCCATTGCCCAACCAATGTATTGAAATGGGGAATTGAAAAGCCCTGCTGCTTGGCCCGTGAGCGCCATACGCATCTGTCCGTCAATAATGTTACGCATAATGTATCCAACCGACATCAGTTGAATAGGTTTCCAGTAGTCGTTTTGGACTTTTGCAATAAAGTCAACCGGTCCACGCAGCGTGCCATCAGCGCCAACATAAATTTTTTGTATTGAGCGCCTCCAAAATGGATTACTTGAAAGCGAACGAAGTTGCCGTGGGTCTGGAAGGATGCGAACGGTTTTCAAGAAGTCAGACAACGCAAGAGGACTAAGGATTTCAAGATCGTCAATCGTCATTCCTGGCTTCAATACCTTATTCACATCGTCGGGGTCAATGATCCCGCTTTCCATCAACATTCTTAAAATGCCGGGGTCATCACCAGAAAGTCCGCGCTTCACGAAATAGCGCCGCATTTCGTCAGCGTTATCTGCTGCTTCTTTAAAGATGACATCTATGACTCCATCTTTAACACCATTTGTTTTGAGTACGCCACGGGTCATCATGTTGAACAGGGTGTCTGTTGCTTTTACTGCCGCATCGGTGCCGGATGAAATGGAATAAGCGTGGACCGCAAAGTCTAAAAACGCTTGCTTTAAAGCGCCTGGTTGACCACTTCGCGCTGCTTGCTGTATATCAAGAATTTGTTGGCCGTTCAACTGTGCGGCTTTTAAGTTTTCAGTGCTTAACAGGTCGCGCCAAATATCATCGTCGATGTCGTCACCAATTGTATCGACATAGCGGCGTATGTTGTTTATCGCTTCCGCTCGTTGGGTTGATGACCCATCAACAACAAGAAACGGCTTTGGTACAAGTGTTTTAACCCACTTGTTCCATGTCGTCATACCTGGAACAAACTCTCTCCAGGATGCGTTGAAAGCCTGGCGTGAACCAGGAACCTCGCTAAGGGACCTAACCATGTGGTTCGGGTCCATGTTAAAGATTTTAATTGCTTCATCTGTGGCGTTATCCATTAGCCCAAATGGCGACGACATTGCTGCCAATGCTGCCCTAATTTGTTTTTCGTCCGTCATTCCTGCAAGTGCTTGCGCCATTTCTGGTGAAATCTTGTCCTTGAAGGCGCGCATCACTTCCGAAGGGGATGGTGTGTCTTTCAGGAATGTAACTAGGCGTTGCGCATAGGTGGATTGTTCCATCCACTTGTTTACACGGGTTGCCTGAAACGCTGCTTCTTCTGCGCTGGTTGACATGCCTGCGGCTATTTTTGCTGCGAGCGTTGCGGTTTCAGATGTTATTTTTGGTACTTCACTAACGCCTTGGCGAAACGCTTTGGACACTGCGTTGGGGCCAAACACCAAGTTTAAGGGGTCGGTATAAATTGTTACGCCAGCATCTATCGCTCCAGATAAAAAGTTATAAGGTTTAGAGCCGGGCTTGAAAAAAACAGAGCCAAGACCACGCCCAATTGTGAATGCGCTGTTTGTCCCCGCGATGGTTCCACGTGCCCTACGGGCGCGTTCCTCTTGAATTGTTTTCGCTTCACCTCCGATGAACCAGCCATTGCCCGATTTAGTGGAGTTCCCTATCATTGTGCCCAGTGATGTTGATGCAAACCAGCCGTCAATGCTGTCATCATCCTGCCCACTCAAACCTTCATAGATTTGTGAACCTGCATACTGCGTCATTTCCGGTACAAACTGCACTGCTGCTTGCGCCCAACGCGCTGTTGTTTTTACCTTGTCGTAAATGTTGCGCTCGAACCAACTCTTTTCATTCTTCTTTTCCATTGCTTTTTGGAATGCTTGAAGTTCCGCAATTGTGTCCACTGCTTCTGGTGATGCGCCGCCTTTGGCTAGGGATAAAATTGTGTCAGGCGCAATCCAGGGTGCTTTTAAATAGATGGCACTTGCTCGTTCAGCAATGTCGGCAGTTAGGTTGAGTTTTGCAAAATCGTTAAAACGTTGCTGATTGTGTACGGACTTTAAGACGTAATCACGGTCAACGCCATTTGTCCAGTCGTTTAACAAGCCCTGTGAGGGTTGAAAATACTTATCTTCGCTTCCTATCGCCATCAGTATCCGCCACGGTAATAGGTTTCAAGGATCGAGCCAAGCGTGTCAGATGGATACATTTCGTACAATGCTTTGAGTTCAGCAATAGCGCTTTCCATTGACCCAGGCCGGAACGGCATACCGGCTTGAACACTGTTTGGTCCAGCGCCAAAGTCGGCGCCTGCAGTTAATGGTTCGCTTGGGCGCTCTGATGGACGAGTGAACGCCCCAAGGCGGCCTGGCAAAGAGCCCTGTGGCTGTGGTGCTGCGGCCCGCGGGGTGCCTGTTGGTGATGGCGCCATTGGTACGGCTTCTTGTGCGCGCATCTGCTTTGCGCCTTCTCCGTATGTTTGGCCCCTGGCTGCTTGTTTTGCAACCTTTTTTGCGGGATTGTTTAAATCTGACCTATTTCCTTTGGCTGCCATTTAGGCTCCTCTCAATTGTGACAACAATGCTCCAAGTTCGGGCGGTCCAGCGGGTCCCTGTGCCGGAGGCATTGGTTGTTCTGCTCCCATTCCTGGTGTTGCTAGGCCAGGCATTGCTTC